CAGCACCAGGACAAAGTGCTCAAGGTCTTACATTCCGTGTAAACACTAAGAAAAATGAAGCTGAGTTAGTTCCATTAATTAATCTGAATGGCGAAATTCAATCTATTCAAATCACCAAGCCTGGTATCGGATATACGTACGCATTAGTAACAGTGAATACTTCTCTTGATCCACAAGATGAACCAGAATTTGAAGCAGCATCTATTCTTTTGAACTTTGGTATTGGTGATATTGAATCTCGTCAATCAACTGTAGAACTTACTGCTGTTGATGGAGCAATCCATGTTATTAATGTAACAAATCCTGGATTTGGTTATACATCAGCTCCTGCAGTTTCTGTAAGCGGTGATGGAACTGGATGTACAGCACACGCAATTCTATCAGCGACTGGTAGTGTTGAAAGAATTCTTGTTGATAGCATTGGATATGGCTATACTAAAGCCACAGTAACTATCACCGGTCCTTCTGCAAATGCTGCAACAGCTCATGCAATTATTTCACCAAAGGGTGGACATGGTCGTGATGCGGTAGGTGAGTTGTATTCCAAGACTCTTGTTATGCATGGTAATCTATCAAAGGAAAAGAACAAAGGATTTGTTTCTACTAATGATTATCGTCAAGTGTGTATTATTAAGAATCCGAAGATTTACGGTAAAGAAGCTAATTTGAGAGCAGCTTTGGCTTCAACTTGTTTAGTAGCCGTTGGACCTAATTCACAGGCAGGCTTTGCAAGTATTGCTTTGGATGATATTTTAACTTACACTGATACGACTGTGATTCCAAACAGATCATATCAATTTAAAGTTATCGAGAAGAATGCTGCATATTCTTCGACTGAATCAGCTTTATTGTTGTCTTATCTTGACAATAACATTCCAAGTTCGGGTGCTACCTTTGGCAAGGTAGGAGCAGTCTTTAACACCACTAACATCATTATGCCGGATGTCAATAAGTTTTCAGGAGATATGCTTACGATCGATAATCGTTTGAAGTTCTCTCCTTCAACTCAACAGATCGTAGTAGTTACTAACTCCATTACGTTCTAATAAATAGATTAGTATCGAAGATACATTATACCATTGTATCTTCGATCTGTACAATCAAATTTGCATAAGAGAAAAGCATGTCACTAAACTTCAATATTGAGCCATTCTACGACGACTATTCTGAAGACAAACAATTCTACAGAATTTTGTTTCGTCCAGGATATGCTGTTCAAGCCCGCGAGTTGACCCAGCTCCAAACAATTCTTCAACAACAAATTAAGCGCCAAGGTGATCACCTATTCAAAAATGGTGCGATGATCATTCCTGGCCAAATCTCTTACGACGCAAAGACTCCATACGTAAAGCTAAAGGCTAATACATCCTCTAGCACATTGGTTAAGACATTCTCTATCTTATCTTCAATTGTAGGTAAAACATATCGTGGTGCAACCTCGGGTGTTGAAGCATTGATTCTTACTGCGACTCCTCTTGAAGTTGTTAACGGCGTTACCGAAGCAGATACATTGTTTGTCAAGTACACTCGTGGTACCGGCAAGTTTGTTTATGGCGAAATCATTTCTCCAATTGATGGTTCTTCAGGTTTAGATCTTCAAGTTGAAGAATTTGGTATTGATGCAAATACTCTTGGAACAGGTACAACTGCTACAATTCAGCAAGGTGTTTACTACATTAAGAATAACTTCGTATTGGCTCAAGCTCAAACGACAGTTCTTGCAAAGTACTCTAACACAGCAAGTGTAAAAGCAGGTCTTCAAGTTGTTGAAGAAATCGTCTATCCAGAAGAAGACGAAAGCCTATTAGATAACGCGTTGGGTTCTCCTAACTACGCGGCACCAGGTGCTGCTCGTTACTACATTGATTTGGTTCTTACTTCTAAGCCATACGACACTGTTGTCGATGCCGATGAGTTCGTTAACCTATTGACATTGAAAGACGGTCAAGTTCAATTCCTAGTTGATCGTACAGAATACGCACAAATTGAAAAGACATTGGCTCGTCGTACTTATGACGAATCTGGTGATTACACTGTTCGTGACTTCCCAATTGAAGTTCGTGAATATCGTAACAACGATCGAGGTCTTTGGGGTAACAGTAAGACCTACGTAAAAGGCGATATCGTTATGTCTGGTTCAGCGTACTACAAGTGCGTAACAGATCATACATCACCATCATCTGGCACTTTCAGCGTAGGTTCTAATTGGCTTGCCGATACATCACCTCCATTCAACTATGGTGTATACACAGGTCCTACAGTATCACAAGATATTGCTGCCAACATTACACCATTGACAAAGATTGTTTCGCTCGCGGTCGAGCCAGGCAAGGCGTATGTGCGTGGTTATGAAATCGAAAAGATCTCTACACAATACTTGACTCTTGATAAAGCTCGTGACTTGTCTCCATTTGAGACAAAGTCTATCGACACAAGTCCAGGCAACTATGTTATCGTTAAGAGCCCTAATGCTCTCCCAAGCATTAATACTGACGTAACATTCTACGACAAATATGGAAGTGCTGGCACAGTTCCATCGGGTGGCAATATTGTTGCTACTGCACGTGTCAAACAAATTCAACAACATACCTCAAGCCCATTGACATACAAAGTGTTCTTGTTTAACTTGAACGTTAGCGCTGGTATGGTGTTTAATCGTGATGCTAAGTACGTCTTTTCGAACGTAGGCGGGACTGCTGCAACTAACTTTTCTGGACGTATTGTTCCAACTTTAGTTGAATTGGCAGGCACTTTGGCAGCTTCTAGTTCAAGCACTACTGTCACAGGTGTCAACACTACATTCGTACAAGATATCACACAATATGACTATGTTTCTATCAACGGAACAGAGTATCAAGTAACCGGCGCAAGCATTACTAACAACACTATCGTTATCGATACAGCTATTAGCGTAACTGCTGGTACTAAAATTTCTCGCGTTGAAGCTACTATCTACGAACCAGATGCATTGGTTTCTTACTATCGTATCCCACGTTATGCAACTAACGATACGCAGAATTTAAACTACTCTTTCTACAAGAAGACAACTACTTCTTCTGGTGTAACATCTGCAACTGTTTCAGAAGCAGGATACGTCTTTGGTGTTAAGAGTGATACTAAGAACTACATTGTAGTAGATCATGCTACAGGTACTCACTTGACATATGTGTCATCAGGCCCAACTTCTGGTCAATTTACTTTAACTGGTGATACTACATCGTCTGTAACATTTACGTTTGGTGCAGCTGGTACATATGATATCATCTATAACATCCGTAAGTCAGTCGATGGTTCTTCACCACGTCTTAAGACTTTGACTAACATTACTGAGACAGTAAGTCTTTCAGCAGTTGGTTCTACTACAGGCGCAACACTTACGAAAGCTGATGGATTTGAACTAATCAAAGTAATAAGCGGTACAACTGACGTTACCGCTAAGTTTAAGTTTGATGATGGTCTACGTGCATCTCACTATGATCTATGCAAGATTGTAGTTATTCCTGGTCAAACAGTGACTGGTAGCGTATCTGTTACATACAGTTACTTCTATCATAGTGGTTCTGGTGATTACTTTGCGGTAGATTCATATACTCACGCTACATCTAATATTCAATACAATGAACTTCCACCAGAGCGTATCAATTCTGTAGACTTCCGTGTATTGCGTAATAATGACGGTACATACTCTCAGACAGTTGTTCCTAAGTACGGTGAAGAAACTGATATTGAATACAATTACTATTATGGTCGTATTGACAAGTTGTCTCTCGACACCACTGGTCAGTTCATTATCACTAAAGGTATTCCAGACGCATACCCTACAATTCCAGCATCTCCAAACAACTCTATGGATCTCTACACATTTAACGTAGAACCATATACATTCACAGGTAGTGCAGCTTCTATTGTTCCAAATAAGATTGAGAACAAGCGTTATACCATGCACGACATTGGTAAGCTTGAATCTCGTATTAAGAACCTTGAGTACTACACAACTCTATCGTTGCTCGAACAAAATACAATTAACACTCGTGCATATGACAACTATGGTTTAGAGCGTCCACAGAATGGTTTCATGGTTGATGACTTCACTGGTCAAGGCATTGGATCTACCACATCGTTAGATTGGAAAGCTTCTATTGATTCTTCCACAGGTGAACTTCGTCCATTTTATACTCAGACTAATATTGCTCTTCTAGAAAACGTAGGACCTAACCTAAGTCGTGTTGGTCGTAACTATGAAGTTAACGGTGATCTTGTAACTCTTAAGATTGCTTCTACAACTCCATTGGTTTCACAAGCACGTGCTTCACACTCTGAATCAGTTAACCCATTCAACATCTTTGTGTTTAATGGTATGCTCGATATTAACCCTTGGAATGATACATGGTTTGAAGTAAATCGTCGTCCAGACATTATCATTAATGATACGTCGCAATACGATGCTGTTGTATCTAAAGCTCAAGCTGATGGCGTTCTAGGTACAGTATATAAGTCATGGAAAACTGTATGGCAAGGTGAACGCATCACTGGCACACAGCGTTATGAAGCAGATCGTCGTAGTGGCGATCGCGGCGCCGCTCTTGATGCACAATTTGGTGTTGGTCCTGAAGCTGATGGCTGGGCACATCGAGTTGTACAAACACAAGCATTTGCTAATACAGGTACTAAGACATATTCAGGCGGTACAAATACTTTCATCAAGTCTTCTGTTTCTACAAAAGTAATTGATGATCGTACAGTTTCTACAGCATTGATTCCATACATGCGCTCACGCAAGATCCTCTTCAGAGGTGATAGCTTCAAGCCAGAAACACAGATGTATGCTTTCTTCGACAACATTAATGTTGATGGATATATTACTCCTGCTAAACGTATGGTTATTACTCCATACGGCACAACGACGATCCCAACATTTGCGGTTGATGTAAACGTTGGTTCTAACATCAATAATCCAGAACGTAAGACTGGTGGTGCAGTAAGTAGTGCATACAACTATGGTGAAGTTCTTAAAGAGTACTCTATCACTAGTGGTGGATCTCCTGTTCTAACAGGTTCTTCATGTATTGTTCTTGGTCAAGAAACATACGGTGGCGTAACATACGCTTACGTTGATAACATCATCGGCACACTACATGATAACAGTGGATCTACTACATATTACTTGCAAGCAGAATTTGATTCTACTCGTAAAGTACAGAAAGTTGGTGTTGTAGTTACTCCTTCAGTATTAACATCTACTCACACTGGTCAATTGTTTGGCGTATTTGAAATACCAAATAGCAGCGCAATGAGTTTCAGAACTGGTGAACGTCAATTGCGTTTCACTGATAACGCTGCAAACATTCGTAAGAATGAATCAACTTCTGGTGAAACTTATTACTCTGCAAAGGGTATCCTAGAGACTAAGGAACGCACAGTTCTTTCTACTAAGACAGCATCTGTTGTAACTGAAAAGATTGCTGATAAGACAGAAACTGTCACAAGCACTGGAACACGCGTAGTATCTGACACAGGTTGGTACGATCCACTTGCACAAACATTCTTAGTTGACATCGAAGGTGGTGCATTCATTACTGATGTTGATTTGTTCTTTTCTGCACGTGATGAGAATGTGCCTATTAAGATTCAAATCCGTAACGTTGTTAATGGATATCCTGGTGGTCTTATTCTTCCATTTAGCGAAGTTGTTAAACGTCCATCTGAAGTTGCTACGAGTGCAAATGCTACTGCAGTGACTAAATTTAAGTTCAAGTCTCCTGTATATCTACAGAATGGAACTGAATATGCTCTAGTAGTAATCTCTGATTCTGCTAAGTATCGTCTATGGGTAGCTCAAACAGGTGAAGTTGACGTTAATGGTTCTGGTTTGATCTCTAGTACTCCATACGCTGGTGTTCTATTCAAGTCACAAAATGCTTCTACATGGACTGCTGATCAAACACAGGACATGAAGTTTAACATTAACCGTGCTGTGTTTGATACGGGTTCTACTGCATCTTTGACATTGGTTAACCAACACGTTAACAATGACGTGTATTATGATCTTGCTAACATTAACGTTTCCAAGACTGTTCTTCCTAACACAAAGATCGAGACTCTTCTAAATAACGTTGATGCAATTGCGAATAACAATATTGCAGTTGGTCTAGAAGAAGACATCATCTTTGATCAACCACAAAAGTTGATGGACTATGTTGAAGAGAATGGTACACCATCGTTTAGCACTACATTGACAATGTCTTCAGAAAAGAATAACATTTCTCCTGTAGTTAACCTTGGTCGTTGCTCTGCAACTTTGGTTTCTAACGTTATCGACTCAGTTGTTTCTGATAATGAAATTTATCCAGAGATCGGAAACGCGACTGCTAAATATGTAACTAAGCAAGTTAAATTGAATCAGTCTGCGACTCATTTGAGAATCTTGTTTGATGCTAACATTCCAAACGATGCTTGGGTGAATGTGTACTATAAGATTGGTCTTCAATCTTCTAACTTTGATAATGCAGAATACACATTGATTCCAGCTGCTTCTTATACAAAGTCATTCACTTACACTGAAAACTCTCGTCAATTCTATGAAGTTCAAGCTGAACTTAATCTTGATGATTTTGATATTGTTCAAGTTAAGATCGTAATGAAGTCAGCAAATTCTTCTAAAGTTCCTAGAGTGAAGGCACTAAGAGTTATATCATATGCATAATTATGTGAAGATAGATAATGAACCCGGCTTGGTTAGAGATATGTCTAGCCACGCCGTGGTGCTAAATGCTCCAGAAAAGATTGCCGATTATACTGCACGAAGAAATGCAGCAAAGAATCGAGCAGAAGAATTAGCAGAGCAGCGCCAAGAAATTGAATCAATTAAGAATGACGTACACGAAATCAAGTCAATGCTGCAAGCATTATTGCAAAGGTAAAAAATGGCACTAGTTTTTAGAACAGATCAGACAACGCCTCTAACTAACGATCAGGTAGATAATAACTTTAAGTATTTACGTGATCAGATCACTTTAAAATATAGCACTAGTGATTTTACTCCTGCTAACATTTCTCTTAAGTTACGTACGACTGTCTCCGGGCAGTCGTCATTAGATTTAGCTCAAGCAAACGCACTTAATTCATGGCTGTTGCGCGATTTAGAACCAAGCTCAGCACTTCCAGGATCTACTAATAAATCCTCAATAGTAACACGTGATGAAGATGGTGATATTGAAGTTGGAACAGTTGTAGGTGCTTTAAGTGGTAATGCCACCAGCGCAACTCTTGCAGCATCTGCAACAAAACTTGCAACTGCTCGTAATATTAATGGTGTAGCATTTGATGGCACAGCTGCTATCACTGTAGCAGATTCTACTAAGCTTCCACTTGCGGGTGGAACAATGACTGGTAAACTTAACCTAGTTGCAATTGCAGCAGCATATGCTCCATTGAATCTTGGACTTGCAGCACCTGATACTAACGCTAAAGTAAATGGCGATGTATGGGCAACTACATCAGGCATCAGATATCACATCAATGGTCAGACTGATCAGATTGCTCCAATCGCTTCTCCAACATTTACTGGAATTCCACAAGCTCCAGGTTATGCTGGTACTCCTGATCAAATCATTACACTATCACACCTTGAAAATGCAAGATCTACATTAGCAACTTCAATTGCTTTGAAATCTAATATTGCTTCACCGTCATTCACTGGTGTGCCAATGGCTCCTACAGCCGCAGCGACATCTAATAGCACACAGATTGCTACGACAGCATTTGTAAAGACTGCTACTACAAATACTGCTTCTGATTTGACTACAGCATATAAAGCTTATGCTGATGCAGCTATTGTGACATTCAGCGATGCTGTGAACGTATTGTTAAATGATAAAGCTGATTTGGATTCTCCTGAACTTACAGGTACTCCATTGGCTCCAACTCCTGCAGCTGGAAATAATAGCACACGTATTGCTACGACAGCATTTACAAATACTGCTATTTCTACTTTGGCTGCTAACCTTAACGCATCTATCGTTGCACTACAAGATGCGATTGCTTCTACACGTCCAGTTCCTGTAGCATCAGTATTCTATATCGCTTCCGAAACAGTACCATACGGTTACTTTGAAGCAGCAGGTCAATATATTTCTTCTTTAACATATCATGATCTATGGGTTGCATTAGGAAGTTCTGCTCCTGCTCCTGGAGATCCAGCAAACACATTTAGACTTCCAGATTTACGTGGAGAATTTGTTCGTGGCTGGGATCATAGTCGTGGTCTTGATGCAGGTCGTACATTGCGTAGTTCACAAAGTTCTAGCAACTTAGAACATAATCATGGCGTACCTGGAGATGATCAGCTCGGCTTTGCAAATGGATACGGTGGTTGGACATCTAGTTCAAGAGGTTCTTTCCCTTATGATGCTCGTTCTAGTTATGGCGGCGGTGGCGCAGTGTGGAATACAACTACTGATGGCGGAAATGAATCTCGTCCTCATAACATTGCTTTGATGCCTATCATCAAGTGGTAATAAATAATAGAGATATCTAATAGGGCTTCACATGGCAAACATACTTTATCGAGGATCAGCAGTACCATCAGCATACTCTACAGCTACGGCTGGAGGTGCTGGTGCAAACCGCGCATTAACGAACTTAGAAATTGATCAGAACTTTTATGCGCTAGATAACCTTAAGTTTGATAAAGCTGGTGGTACCATTTCTGGTGCTACGACTATTAACGGAAACTTGACGATTGGTTCAAGTGGAAGTGTGACAATCGCAGGTGACCTTACAGTTAATGGTACAACTACTACTGTAAACTCTACAACAATTTCTGTAGACGACATCAACATTGAACTTGGTTCTGTAGCAAGTCCTACGAATGCTACAGCAAACGGTGGCGGTATCACACTAAAAGGTGCTTCAGATAAGACTTTCAATTGGTATAGTGCTAGTGCAGCATGGACATCAAGCGAGCACTTGGCGCTTGCTGCAGGTAAGAGTCTATACCTCTTAGGTTCTAGTTCTGGCACTGTGACTGTTGTAGCTTCAGCTGCTGCAGGTACTCCTACTCTCACACTTCCAACTACATCCGGTACATTTGCTATTACTGCTGATATTGGTAATGGTACGCTTACTGTACAAGGAAATAATGGATTAACTGGTTCCGGTACATTTACTGCTAACCAAAGCGGTGCCGCAACTATTACTCTAAGTCACGTTGATACTTCATCAGTTGCTGATTTAACTTCTGCAATTAATACGTTTATTACAGCAGAAACTTATGACACTTATGGCCACGTTCTAACTCGTACTACAGGAACTGTTGACTTCTCAGTTTCTTCTAACTATGCATTCCAAAATGCAGCAATTGCGACCAACTCAGGTTATACTTGGGGTACTGCTAATACTAGCACTACTCAAGCTGCAGATTCTTCAAGCGATACTCTAACATTCGTAAACGGTGGAGGTATTAACCTTTACACTAATACAGTTGCTGGTACCGATGCTATTCTGATCGAACACTCTGATACTTCAAGTCAAGCAAGTGTTGATAATACTGGTAACACATTTGTTCAAGATATTACGCTTGATACGTATGGTCATATTACTGCAATTGGAACTGCTACTGTTTCAATTGGTGATGGCACACTGACGCTTAACACTAACGGATCTGGTATCTCAGGTAGTGCATCATTTACTGCTAACCAAAGTGGCAATACAACATTCACTGTTACTTCAAACGCAACTGAAAACGCTGATCCTAGTACTCTTGTATATAGAACTTCTACAGGTCTCATAAAGTGCGTAGGTCTTCTCACTAGTGGTAGTATTGGTATGAGTGGTAGTGGTCTTCAGTCTATTAAGACGTGGGACGCATCTAATGCCACTCCAGCTCCAATGGCCATTTCGCCTGGATTTAACGTATCACATTCTGGCTCAACTGCGACCGGTGCTAACCTTACACTTGAAGCTGGTTCTATTGGCGGCGGTAGCGCAACAAATGCAACTGGTGGTAATTTGTACGTTAGAGCAGGCAGTAGTGGAAACGGTGGTACTAATAGATATGGCGGGGCTGCGTTTTTTGACGGCGGTCCTGCAACTGGTGGTTCAGGAGCAAACGTTCCTGGTGCTGCGTACTTTGGTGTTAGTAGCGGCAACGTCTATATTGGTAGTAGCTACTATCCTACTTTAATGTATGGTCCAACGACAATTGCTAGTCAATTATTCGTTAGCTCAGGAAGTGCTGCGGCTCCTAGTATTGTTTTCAATTCTGATACCTCAAAAGATACTGGTTTGTATTGGGGCGGTGATGGTTACATTAGCTTTGCTTCTAATGGAGCATATGCTGGACAAATAAGACCAGGTGGAGATATCTATGCTGCTCGCGATTTGATTGCAGGTGCAAACTCTTCATCTTTAATTGTGTATGCAAGAGATTATGTCGCAATCGGCGCAGGTCAGAGCACTTCATCATTATACATGCAATCTACAAACTCTGGTGGTAGCCAGGTTGATCGTCGCATGTATTCAGGTGGTGCATTAATTGGTTTCTTAAATACTTCTAATGGTTGGGGTTCTTACTGTGATACGGATGGTTCATGGGTTTCAACTGCTAACATTACTGCTCAATCTGATGCTAGAATTAAAACTAACATTAAGAGAATTGATGACGCTCTAAATAAAGTATGTCAATTGAATGGTTACACGTTTGATCGTACTGATATCGATATTGGTCGTCAAACCGGTGTGATCGCGCAAGAAGTTGAAAAGGTTTTACCAGAAGCTGTAAGCATGAGTAATGATACTCTAACAGTTGCGTATGGTAACATGGTTGGTATTCTAATTGAAGCGATTAAAGAACTAAACGCTAAGGTTGTAGATCTTCAAAATCAACTCGCTAATAAATAAGTAAGAGGTATACAAAATGGCAATGACCGCTTACTTGGATATAGACCAAGGCTCAGATTTTACAACTACCATCACTCTTGAAAATGATGATGGTAGTACTATGAATCTTTCGGGTGTTCAGTTCTATTCACAATTTAGAAAAAGCTATAATTCTAGCACTGCATTCTCTTTTGTATGTACAGTGCCGGATCCACTGTCAGGACAGTTCACAATGAAACTATCTGGACAAGCTTCTTCTGCAATAAAACCAGGACGATACCTATATGATGTTGAAATGCTTAATCCGTTAAACAATGCTAAGACTAGAGTTGTTGAAGGGATCGTAACAATTAACCCAGAAATAACTAAGATACCATGAAAATCAAGGTAAGCAATCAATCTGCAAAGGTTGTTTCTGTAAATACTCAAGGTACTTCAGAAGTTGTAAGTGCAGGCACACAAGGACCATCAGGTCCTAATGCTATTACAACAGCTGGAGACATAGACACAACTAATCTTGAGAATGGATCAGTTTTAGTATACACGAGTAGCTCCCTAAAGTGGAGAGCTACTAGAACTCTAGAAAGCCAAAATCTAGAGGGCGGACACTATTAAAGGAAAAATAAATGGCATCAATTATTAGAATAAAGCGTTCTGGCACCTCTGGTAATCCGTCAACACTTGGTCAAGGCGAATTAGCGTATTCATCGCTAACGAATGATGACTTAAACGGTGGCGATAGATTATA